TTATTTGGTATTATGTTTTTCTTTTCGTGCATCACTTCTTTGGATCTTCGCTTGAATTTCGGATGCTACACTTTCTAATAACCATGCAGGAATCCATTTTTCCCAGCCAATTCGTGCACAGTTTGCTGCGAAACTATTAAAAATGTGGTAGCTCAATCCACCGACTACCATGAAGAAAAAGAAATCAGGTAGTTTAAGAGCAATATCAAATAAATGTGCAAGAGCTGGTAATGATAAAAGCACCACGGTTCTCGTGATGCCCTCAATTCCATATTGTGATGAGTATGTCCCATCTAGTTTTGAAGCCTTACTACCAGTAATCCAGTCGAGCATGATAATCCAGCAGTAAATTGAAATCCAAATTAAATTAGCTTTGCCGTAGAGTAAATTAATTATTGTTCCTAATCCACCACCTATAGCACCACCTACTTTAAATTGAGTACTTGTAATAACATCAATTATATTTGATGCCTTGATGAGTTCGTGCATTCGTTCCAAGTTCTCACCTCCTTTCAAATTTTAACCAAAATAAAAAAGCCTGCTGCAGCACGCTCAATTTCGATAAAGTTATATGTTCATTTTCTTCCACGCGTATTCTAGTGGTTCAGCACGTGGTGGTTTCATTACTGCTTTTTCAGTAGTTTTGCTTTCGTTTCGGGAGAAATTAAACATAACCCCTTTTCGTGTGGCGGTTTGCCTCACCCCTGTAATATACATGTCACTGATTTCTAATTTTGAGCCTTTGCGTATTTGTGGTTTACGTTGTACGGTTGGATACAGTGTTTTTGGTTGAATTATTATGCCTTTTATTGTCATAAAATCACCAGCCTTATTCTACTCTTAATGCAATGTTGTACTCTGAAAATGAACTCCATACACTTGAGTAGTAGGTGTTAAATAATTTATATTTCTGGACTTCTCCATCTTGAGAAATTTCAACGATATCGCCAATTACAAAATTTGAACCTCTATATGTGTAAAGGCCATCAAATTTTGCTCTTAATCCATCTACGTTATCTCCCATAAAAAATGATGTAAATATTATATTTCCTTCTAAAGATGGTGCCTTTAAAAATACCTTATCCCAAATGAAAATAGGAACAGAAACATTTTTCAATCCCTCATATATAAGTTTACTTCTAGCAGCCACCAGTGCTGCATAAGGGTCCCATTTTGGACAAACGCTCACCAATACACTAAAAGGAGAAGATATAGGTGTGAATTGTTCTTGTTGATATAGTTCATCTGGAATACCAAATAATCCTATTACAGTCTTCCCTTTTCGTTCTGGAAGATTATCATCGTTTTCATAAACACAATAGATAACAATGTCTTTATCAACGTATAAATATAGGTCCACCATAGCAATTAGTTTGCTAATAGCAGTAACATTAGTGGAGTTAGTTGTTTTCCCTTGATGAAAACATAATGGATAGAACGAACCAGGTCCTCCAAAAGTAACATCTTGCTCTTTATCATATCGTTCAATTAATCTAAAGGTTGCATCGGTAAAAGTACAACTAGGATTTCTTATATCATAGCCCTTATATGTACCTGCTATAATATCTTGGCTACTTGCAGTGGCGACATCAAATGGACGTAATTCTATAGAATGGTTCTTCATACCATCGTTCCCATTTGAGTACATAACATAAATGGTATCCTTTGATGGTGCAGCAGCATTTAATTGCTGCCATCCAGCCTTTTTCATTTCATCGATAATCTTCATAAAGACTTCTCTTCGCTCTAGTCTGTGTAACTTACAAATTTTATTTGTCATTCTGTATATTCCTCCTTAACTTAAACGTATCGCTTTCATAGAAACATTAAAAGTAGAGGTTGCCACACCCCTATTTTCTATATAAAGATGTACCTTGTTTGTATGATCTTTATCCTCACAAGGAATAGCCAAAATATCATATGTTCTTTTTTCTGATAAGCTTTTATAGACTTGATTCCCATTCTCTTTTTGATCGTACATAAATAACATTGCTTCAACATTTGAATCATTTGTAACTTGAATCGTGCGAATATCGTATTTGTTACAACCTACATCCAATGGAGTATATAGAGTTTTTCCTGGTTCAATTGTAATTTTTATATTCCTCTCAATAAGGATTGATGGTGTAATCTCACTTTCCGATGTATATCTATATAATTTCATTACAGTTCCCATATTGTATTCACCTCAATTATGTTTTAGATGAATATTAAAATAAATTGGTTCGAATGCTAGGAAATTTGTATCCTTCACAATCTTTACCCAAAAATCACGCGTACTTTGTGCGGTTACTGAATCAATCTGTATTTCATTTGAATAACTTGTCCCATCTAACGAAATTAGCGCCCAGGTGTAACCGATTTTCTCCATGTACTGTTGAATGGATAGTTTTATATTTGTAGCAGCACCGATGTTGTCATTTACGATTGTCATTTTTACAATACGCTCATTATTCACCATGTAACCTAAGTTTGTTGGATCCGTTGTATTTAATTCTTCGCTATTCATTTTGATTTGTAGGGATGAACCCATGCAATACATATCCCCACCGTAAAAGGTAGCTTGTTTCTTTGCTATCAGTTCATTTTCCTCATCATATATTTCTATGATTCCCTCAAACTCTAAAGAAGGAAGTAGAATATCAATGCCTGTATGAGCTGCAGCTACAATGTTAGTAGACAGGATATTATCTGCAGTATCTTTTAATACAACCTTATAATTTTCATATAGTTGGCGCAGACGTAACATGTTGCTTGTTGTCATAATAATTTTATTGATGTCTAGCGGTACAAATCCCTCTGCAGTTCCTCTTTTTAAAACAACACCAATTCTTTTTGCTTCTAATGAGTCGTTATCCGCATAATCAAAAAATGTATCTGTCTTTGTATAAAAATCCCATTGATCTTCCTTGCATATTGCCATCCACTCTTTATTGCTTTGTGAACCATTAGCAGAATAGGATTCAAGAAACTCGACTTTATTTTTTTCATTTTGATAGATTAGTAAGCCGCCTTCATCTCCTTCTTTTGTAGGAGCATAATCCGCAATAACCTGGATCGCAAAGTTACTTTGTGGTTTATCGATTAAAAGCATAACGTCTTTATCTGCAGAATGATTTATACGTAAGAATCCTTTTTTTATAGCATTGTTAAATGAATTCGATGGTGACATAAGCCATTTTGGATTTACGAAATCAAAATTATCTACAAATATTTTTCCGCTTTCTTTTTCGTATAAAGATACTTTTGTTTTTTCTTGTTTAAAAGGAACTAGTTTTCCTTTTAAAATGTCAATTGCGTCAAAATTTATGTTAAGACCAGACAGTTTAACTGTATGAAAATCTTCTTTTAAATCCATTTTCTCATAAACTAGTGCCTGAGGTTTTAAAGGGTTATACGTATAAATAATGTTTTCGGATGGCATGTCATCAATTGAAATTTGACCTACATCATACGCAGAAGATAATAAACCTATAATTCGTAAAGCTTTCCCATAGAATTTGAATTGTACAGTTGCTGGCTTGTTATTTTCTGGACAAAAGTGTATAGAACCTCCATAGTGTTCAACTGATTTAGATATGTCCCATGCTCCAGAATAATGAAAATTACTATCCGTATCATCAAATCGTGACCAACCAAGTTGAGGTTCTTTGAGAGTATCACTAACTTTAATAGGAGTGACAAGCCCTCCTGGTTCTCCAAAATCCAGAGCGTCTAAAGTACTTATCGCATCTGTATGCAAAACAACGTTATGGATTGCGTACTCTAGATCGTTCTTTTCGTATAAGAGAATAGAATATTCCCCATATGAAGCAGGGTTATAGTTAGTATAAGTACCACAATTTTCACCATCTATCTCAACATAAACAGTACCAGTCCAACCTCTATGAGTACCACCTATTATCCGAAGTTTACTACCTATAAATGAAAATCGTATTTTTGATTTACCACTACAAAGATGGTATTTACCATAAGCAGCGTAAGAAGATTCAGCTATTCTCCAATCACCTTCATACGTAATAACGGTATTGTTATCATCATAACGCCTCCAACCGGTTTCTGGATTTTTGAGTACTTGTCCTATATACGCCATACCATCACCCTCTCTTTATCTTGTTTTCTTCCAATTTGAATTTGTCCACCAAGATTGACGACTATGTCGTAGCCATAACTTCGGATCATCATTTTCCTTTTCGATGATTATTAATTCATCTGGTTTTCCTGTATCTAGTACTCTCTCCATTTTGAATAGTTCATTTTCCTCTAAAACTGATTCTCGTTCTGGTATACGTTCAAACCGTTCACATTCCTCTGTGACGCTTTCTAATTCACATTCCCTATCAAATGTATCAACTTCATTAGTCACAGCTTCTACACTAGCCTTTCGTTCTAATAACTCTTGTTCACTAACGATTGCATATCGTTCAGATTCCCTTGCTGCATCTACAGTTTCAATTACATTTGTATCTGTTGTTATAACTTCTTTATCGGCTGGTGTTATATCAGAGATAATTCCGCCCTCAAATTCACGTATACCGGTAAAGGCTTCTTGCTCTGTAATAAGGGCTTGTTGTGAATCTTGTTTGTAAGAAACATCTAAAGTTATATGTTCAGCATCTAAGATAACTGGAACGGTGTCCGAAGCTACTTCTTCAATTACTGCAGTTGTATGTTCTTTTATTGCTTTTTCAGATTCAATTGTTTGATCTATCTTCATTTGCATCACATTTAGTGATTTAGTTGAATCATTAAGTAAGGCAATACGTGTTTCTAGTTCTTTTTGAACACGGCCGAACAAATCGAATTCCGGAAGATATACAGGAATACCAAGGCCCTCAAATAAATCAAACTCTTCTATGTTAGCTTGAAATTCTTTTTCTGTTTTATTGGCAACTTTATCAGTATCTGCATGGGTAATAATTAATCGTTCTTTTAATCCGAATGAAGAAATTTCATCTACATGTGTAAGTAATGCAGCATCTTCTTTATCAGCTTGTTCCAGTTCAACTACAGTTGCTTGTAGCTCATTTTTCACTTCTGCAAATGTAACGTCTGGCGATACGCCTTGTAATTCTTTGAAGATACGATGAGAATAATCTGCATCAGTAATGCCGGCATTTATTTCATGTAACCTTTCTGCTTCTTCTGTGACAATTGTCTGTATCTCGAATATGTTTTGCGATTTATTCGCATCGTCAGTTTCGGAAATGTCTTTAACAGATAATATCCGTGAAGCATTTTTAACTTCTTGTCCTGCCTCTACAGCTGCAGTAAATACATTTTCTTTATTTGCGAATTCTTGTTGATCGGCATAAACAGAATCAAGTGTTTCTACGACACGTTCAAATGTATGTGTTGTATCTACATTCGCATACTGTTCTTTTGTTCTTGTAAATGATGCAGATTCATTTCTTTCAGAATCAAATACATTTATTTTCTTGCTTACTTCATTACTTGCAATAACATCTGCAGCAATTTCCTTTGTTCGAATAGTTTGATCGAGGTTAATTTGCTCTACATCTATTTCACGAATTAAATACGCGCTTTCAATATCTTCATAAGGAAGCAGGTCCACATTTTCAATTTCTTCTACACGATTCAACTCATATTGTTTAGCGATAGACGTTTCAATGTCTCTTTGCATACGAGCAAATAAATCATAATCCGGAAGATAAACCGGTATACCCATGCCATTGAACAAATCAAATTCTTCTATGATTCCTTTGACTTCTCGCTCTTTTGTACCAAATTCGAATTGTGCCGGAGCATGAAGAAGTATTTCTTTTTGCTGTATATCACCAGTTTCATTTTCGGCAATGGATACAGGTAATATATTTGGCACTGCAGTAGATAAAGTAACCTCTGCATGTGTAGCTTTTAGCTCCCTGGTAACAATCTCGCTCGTTTCATTATGCATTGATACAGCTTCATAATCCGTTGTAACTCTATCAGCCATAAGCTCATTATAAAAAACCTCACCATATACAATACGCGCAACATTTACCCATTCCGGTAATACTTCTACACCTGCAGCGAATTCACGTAACTTACCTTGTAGTAAATCCTGCTGTATGATTGGTGCAGCTTCATATTTATTCGTTATAAGATCTGTTTCATCAGAAGCGTGTACCATTGCCTCTATCTCGTTTGGTTTTTCGCTCTCTACCCCTTCGATATGGTTTATATCGAAAATTCGTCTATGTTGTTGCGATGCTTCTGCAGAAATTAGTTGAACAGAAATTCTGTCCATTCGTTGCGAATGCTGCATTTCAATGTTGGCCACATTTATATTTCGATTTAAATCAATATCAGTTGTATTTGAAATGTAGACTTCTACCTCTATTTGTCGCAATGCATTCTCTACAACATCTGTTAAAATCCCTTTTGCTCTTACTTTAGTGGCAGTTACTCCTGCGTTATCTTCTTTAACAGCCTTATATCTCGCATAAGGAGCAATGCAAACGGGATAATCAACATCATTTTTGTTTTCTGTATTCGCTGGTGTAATAGAGAAAGAATAAACTTTTTCATTCTGATTAGGTCCAGAACCAACGACAACAACATGACTTTTTTCTTTGGTACATATAGAAGGGGAAGCAATAGAATAAACTTTTTCACTCATTCTTCTGCTACCCCCTTATGCTTAAATATCTTCTTTGTAGATTGCTAAACCAATTGGATTAAATGGTGTTGCTTTCGCTTGTGTCATAGGACAAACTGGCGTTGTTGGTAATGTGTAACGATATAATTGAGCCATTTCATAAGCGCCTGTGATTTCAGAACCAATAACCGGTGCTTCGTTAAATGTAACGGTCTTATCTTCTGCATTGTATACATAATCTGTTTTTTCTACTTCTTTACATGAAATGAATAATCTTAACGTTTCGCCCTTTGGCTTATGTTCTAAATGAAATACTTTACGATGGCCATCCCCTTGCCCAAGTACTTCATCTACAACTGTTTTTTCAATTTCTAGTTCATCGGCCTGCTGGATATTCTTTGGATGCACTGCATAAACATCATCTAACTTTCCGACATATCCATCGTTTGGATGAACAATATAAATTTGAGATAAATGATATTTGCCACTATAAACCGATGGATTAAAGCGTCCTTGTCCACTATCTACTGACATATCATGAGTAATAAAAGCTAAATAATGATGTTGGTACATGGCTCCTGTACTTGATTGTGATAATTGAACCGTTTCGTTTCCGTTTGATGTATCAGAACCGTAATCAAGTAGAGCATTACCGATTTTCTTATTTGGTGAATATACAAATTGGTCGCCTGGTCTGCAGCCGCTTAAAATAATCATGTTTTTTCTTGGTGCAACATTGAATGTATATAAATTCCCGATATACAACGGAACAAATAATGCACGAACTGGATTTGGCGTTGGATCTACACGCATAAACATAATTAAGCGGTCCTTGTTTGCGTTCCCATACAGATAAACAACAGAATCACGATTTAATTCTTTAGAGAAACGTTGCTCCGGTGTAAAACTAATTGATGTATAAGGCGATGGATTCACAAAATTAATCGTAGAATATACTTCACCCATAATACTTTCCATCTTTTGTACATCGAAACTTGTTTTTGCCGTTAATGTATCCAGTGTTCCATCTTCTTTTGGTAATAAGAAATAAATACCGCTAATCTTAATTGTTGTATCTGCTGCAGGTGCGGTTTTAAATACAATTTCCGTTTCAGTGAACGAATACTCGCTAGTATCAACAATAGTATTATCCTTGTAAACTACGGTCCTACTTTCGTCAAAGTTAGGGAATGGCAATGCGAAGTTCTTTTTCGTTCCATTTCCTTTTCCTAATTCCCCTAATTTATCACCGGAAAGGATCTCTTTTTCAATAAAGTATCGATTGAAAGTAAATAGCAGCATGTCATTATTCGGTTCATATGTGTTGGTAGCTAATCTATATTCGCACGTTACTTTATCGCCTTTTGCAATAGCGGTAGTAAATGTTATTTTTCCTGTAGTTGCATCCACCTTATATTTACTCTTTTCTTGCTCAAACCCATTTACATATACAATGACTGAAGGGCCAAGAACAGGAGAAACAGGGATAGAGAAGTCTTTCTTCACTCCATCGCCCATTCCTAATTTACCTAGTGGAGAATCTGCAGAAATAAACCGGCTATCAGTGAAATCAGAATCAGCAGTGTCATACGCATTTGCTATACCGAATCTTCTGCGTTCGCCATCACTTCCTAACGATTCAAACAACCTTACATCAATAAATTTTGAAATGCCGCTCTTAATTTGGAAAAATAGCGTTCGTTTCCAACCGTTATCAGCAAATAGTTTTTCTAATTCTTGCGGTAATGTTTGTAAATATACGACTTTATCAAACCACATATATGTACACTCCTTTATACTGTTTTCTCAAAAATACCTAATCCAGCAGGACGATACGCCGTAGCAGGTCTTTTTGTAATTGGTGAAATAGCATCTACATTAAAGAATTTGTAAATGTCATGCGAATCCGGACAAGTATTCTTTCTAACTTTTAATCTATCTCCATTTAATAGACCTAGTGGAGACAATAGGATCATATAAGGTAAATATCCACGTACACCTTCATCTGGATGAACAATATAAGCACGAGAAGTATGTACTTTATTGCTATAAACAGACGGGTTAAATTGATATTTGTATTCGTCATTATCTTGCGATTGCCATGCTAGTGAATATTGGCCGCCATCTTTACCAACGCGATCTGGTGGCATTGCATTAGGCGCTACATTCCAAGCGATAAAATGGGCCTGGTACCTTGCTCCTAATCTTGAACGTTTAATAATTACGTTATCAATACCGTTACCAGGGGAACGTGGATAAGACTTCATGACAGGCATGTAGTTTTCTACATTTCTATATGGTTTCGTATCGTTAAAATCGAATTTGTGTGATGCTGCTTCATTTCCAGTATCAAAGGCTGTGCCCGCCCATAAAGCGTCACCTAATGTATCATCATTTGCATAGCTTTCTAATTGGCCCATATAAAGCGGTGTAACTGGAACCACATTGTTTTCAAAGGCTGGTGTATTATCAGCTTGTATTAATAAAACAACACGGCTTTCATCAACTTGGCCATTAATTCGAACCAATGAATCCGGCCACCAGTTTGTTTGAGCATTGATACCTTGCAAATTCGTATTTCGTAATGTTACTTTCACCCAAGGAGACATCATGACTTGAGTCTCTGCTTCGTCATAGGAGTAAACTTTATATGTACCGACACCACTTGGATTTGTCTTTAGAGTAATTCCTATCTTAGTTAATTCCACATCTAATAATATTTTTTCAAATTTATTAAATTCATAAGGGAGAACAAGAACGCCATCATCTGCAACGCTGGGTTCTTTTTCAATCATATAAACATAAAAACAAGAACGATCCCTGCCGCTTTCTAAACGTTTTTTACCATCTTCGGAAAAAGCTTTCTTACCTTCTTCATTTGTGAAGTTGTATTTAATCTCTGACTTTTTAAGTGACCATTTTGAAATTTGAGCAATTCCATAAATAGAACCGCTATTGTTCTTCACTAGCATGTGCTTACTCATGCCGAACTCAAACTTTGAATCATCTTCGGATTTTACGTCTAAATCCGGATAAACGGCTCTAAAAAACGATTTTACTTTCTTCCATCCGTTAGCGATTACCAATTTAACAATTTCGTCTTGGAATTCACCTTCTGTATACATTTTTTCAACGTATGCCATCTATTTCACGCTCCTAATCTCTTAATAGTTGGTAATTAAGCCATATAGCCTTTTTCTCTGCAGATGCATTGTGGTATTCAAACTTTAGTTCTGCATTAGCAGGTATAGGTTTTACAATGGAAAAATTAAATCCCTCCGGCACATCTTTTACATAAACCTCTTTAAATACTTGTTGGCCATTAATAAATAAATTCCAGTAGTCCGAATCACTGTAATGTGAAGCGGCAACAGAAAAGGCAATCATTTCTGTTTCGAATGGTAATGAAAACTTATCTACATGAATTTCATCATGTATACCAACTCTTCGCCCTTGTATGAATGGCTCTGTTTTTGTTGGGAAGTAAGGTGCGTCGAATCTTCCACCAGCCATATAAGTAACAGCAAAACTCATCAATACGCCCCCTTATCTTAAAAAGTGCAATTCAAACCAAACTGTTTTATCAAGAATTCCTTGGTTATGGAATCGAAATACAATTGTGTCTCCTGCTTTAACTGCTTTATAAACCATAAAGTGCATCCCTTCCGGAAGCCGCTTTGTATAAATATCTTGGCAAACGGTTTGCCCGTTTACGATTAAATCCCATTTATCATCTAATTCGTAAATGGAAGAACTAACACTAATTGCGTAAATCTCCATATCTGCAGGTAATGTATATTTCACTTCATCCGTTTTAAATGATGTGGAATCCATAATGAAACCAGGTATAAATGGTTCTGTTTTAGTCGGATGAAAAGGTGGATCTAATCGGCCACCGGCTAAATAGGTTGTTTCAAACAAGAGCAATCACCCTTTTTCGTGTATTAAAAAATTCCCGTGCATCATTACGACACATCGGGAATTGGTAAATCAGATAGTATACCGTTACCTTTATTAAGAAGTCTCGGCTGCACACGCTCTAATTGCTTTTGTGCATTGTATATTAATTGTATCTCCATCTCTTTTCCGGTTACTTTATGAGAGACAAGGACCTTTTCTAGCATACCGTGTACATTAAAGGCTAAGTCATAGTGCAGATATTTATCTCCATCAACTGCAGATAAACGAGCACCATCACGAATAAGTGTATATCCTTCGGTCATACCTTCTTTAAATACGTCATTTGGGTCGTTCCCAGGCATTGGCTTACCACCGGTATATATTTGCCTATCAATTAATCCTTTCATCAAATACATGATTGGATCATATAAGTTTTTTTGCATTATCATAGAATCACCCCTAGTTCACGCGCGTAACAGACCATGTTTTGGCTGGACGCTGGATATAATAGTGATTTGCATCTTGATTTACCCGAGGAAATGATAAATCTGGTAAGGAACCATAATCGAACAAGATATTATTTTGCGTATCCAGTACTTGCAAACGTCCTGTAAGAATCCCTTTTGGGTTTCGTACTGCTTCAAATACGATAATATTTACGCCATATTCAAGTGGAATATCTACATATGTCGGATTGTTCCGGATGAAATAATTCTCTTCGATTAATTTATCATTACAGTAAATATTTAATAAATCGCCATCCTCTAAATCCCAATCCCAAAGCTTTAAACGTAATGTATCTACATTTACTGTAATACCGGTTATATCTGTATAGGGCGCAGGTTCATACCCATAGTTAACAGTTAAATCTAAAGTTTGATAGAATCCATCATCTGCAGAGATCATTGTATTAATCCCTTTAACAAAGTAATTCCACTGTTGACCAGAATCTCTATTGTAAACAGAAATAACATCAAATAATTGAATCCTCGGATCACCAACTACTGCTACTGTTAATGTTCTGAACTTCTGAATTGCCTTTAAATGATAGGCTGCAGCAACCGCTCTTCTTGCAAAGAATGTTGTTGCCCAGGGTACTTCTATCATTTCCTCTCGTAAATCACCCTGCGATACATTTTTTAATAGAAACGAATTAAGAAATCCGTTTGCGTAATCTCCACATTTAACAACAATACTGTTACTTATATCCTGGTCAGTTAGCTGCATATCTAAAGAAATAAGGTTTTCCCCTTCTCTAAAACTAAACTTTGCAGGTTCATTAATTGCATAGTCTGGCATCTTCATAAATGTACAACTTCCGTCTGGTTCGTGTTTGATGTAGTGGAATGTTGTATCTATAATATCGCGTACAATTTCATCCCATTTTTGAAATCTCTTTCCGGTTGCTCCTTCAACAATCCAACTTTGATTGGTTCCAGGAATATTTACTCTGTTACCGTGCAATGTAACTCCTGCTTTTTCAAAGAAGAACTTCACAACATCATAAACATTACCGGTAGGTGCAACAATTTCATCTGATCCAGGTGTTGGGATTACTGATTTATGTAAAACCTTCTTATAGGATGTAGTGCAGGTTACTGAAATCGTGCCACTTTCTGCATTTACCTTCACATCAGATACGAAACCATGTATATATGGTAAAGCCTCTTCACCGTAGCCAATAGACACCTTAAATTCAGTCTGCGGATATAGCTGGTTTGTATTTGTTACCTCACTGTTATAAAACCATTCTGAAATAGAAGAGAACTTACCATACCAGTTATCAGGAGCCATTTGGCCGTATTCATTTGCAAAGGTAATAGTAAATGTACTAGCAAACTGGTCTGCGTTCTCCTGTACTTCTAGGCCCGTTACACGATGTTGTATTTGGACGTAAGAAGAAGAGTCTCTTCTTTTCATATAAACAATTAAATTAGGGGAGTTATTCCCCACTTGGAAATAGCTCCCCAACATTCTAATTAAAGAAATAGAACCTTCTCTCACATTCCATCAACTCCTATTCCTGCTTGTGACATAGATATTAATTTACATTTTGCTATGACTAGCGTTCCTTTTCGTATTGCATCTACTTCATTCGGTGGTATTATACCCCCGTAGGTACCATAATCGCCAGTAATAATATGAGGGCGGTATATTTCCCTCATGAAATCACGCCAATAACTGATATCGTTGAATAGTAAAGTGAATTCTACTTCACATCCTTTGTTACCAGCGCTTTGGGAACGTGGATATCCATGCATGACATTATAAGTTTTTAAGCCATCTAGTGATTTCGGTAATTTTGTTTGTTCAATCTTTTCGATATTAGGTACATGCCCAAATGCATAGTAATGTACGTCGCGTATATATGCTATGTCAGAGGAACCATAACCGATTGTTGTAAATTCAATTGTTTGTGGTCCTGCACCTACAAAAATTTCTCTCGCTTCCCAATCATAAGGACCTCGTGCTCTGAATCTTTCAATCCCATTAACTCGAACAACAAAGTATTTATTTGGTAGCATTCCATCAGAACCAATAGGAACCTGGGACAAAAACGAAAAGTTATATGTCCCTGGCCATGAGAAATTAATTGTATATCGTATTGTGTTTTTTACTTCTGCTGCATCCCCTAAGAGATGGTATGAACCACCTCTTCTATGCAATGTTTTTAATATACTCATACATTTCGCACCGCCATTCCCATTAGATCATCAGCAACTACGTTTTGTAGCAGCTTTCTCATTTTTACAAAGTCGTCTGCAGATTGTAGTTTTTCAACAGAGACTTTAAATGTAGCATTTTGAATTGTTACGCCATTATCCGTTTTCTTTTCGACGTGGGTTTGTCCAGCAAATGGATGTGCAGTTTTCCCGATTAGATCTGCAGAACGTGCGCCCATTTGTCCGATTTGAGTAGATACATCGGTTACTAGTTTCATTGGTTTAGGTGGAACAACAGCTTTATTTAGTAGTTCAGAAGCTCTGTCTACTGCAGGAATCATTTTTTCCATCCCTACACCTAGACCTTCTGTAATAAATCCACCAAATTCCATCATTAGGCGTGAAGGACTTCGAATACCAAAGAACTTTTTAACTGCTTTTGGAATTCCACTTACTACACCTTTCGCTTTATCAGCTACCCATCCGGCCATTCCAGCCATCCCTTCACCAATACCAGCGATAATATCTTTTCCCCAGTTAACTGCATCTTTTGCTACATTTTTTACTATAGAACCAACTTTACTGAATACATCCTTTACAGTATCTACAACCCCTGTAAATGCACCGGTGATTGCTTTCTTTATAGTTTTAAAGTTACTAACAATAAATTCTTTTATACCGCCAACAACATCGGTTATTGTGTTATATAATTTGTTGAAATTAGTAATTACAAACCCAACAAATTCACGAACTGCATTAATGATTGTAAACTTTATAAAATTCCAAGCTGATTGAATCACATTTTTAATTGTGTTCATGACGCTAGAAATTGTATCTTTAATAGATTCCCAAGAAGATTTCACAAAATCTTTTAAGAATTTTAATACTGTAGTAAAGGTGGATTTAATTGCGTCCCAGGCTTTTTTTACAATTTCCTTAATCGTGTTAAAAACACTGGATATTGTATTTTTCATTTTTTCGAATTCGGTTTTTACGTACTGCTTTATTATTGCTAAAGCCATAGAGAAAATTCTTTTAATAGCATTCCATCCAGTAGAGAAAATTTTCTTCCAGGTATTAACTGCCTTTTGGACACTATTCTTAATGAATTTCCATGTGCCATCTACAATTTTTTTCAAACCACTTAATGCTAGGTTAAAAACAAATTTAATGGCATTCCATCCAAATTCGAAAATGTTTTTCCAAATCTTAATGTTGTATTCAATTCTTTGTTTTATATATTTCCAAGCTTCTTCTAAGACTTTACCCAAAAATGATGAAGCAGATTTGAAAAGTTTTTTTGTACCATTCCAAAATCCAGAGAAGAACTTACCTAAACCATTCCATGCCTTTTTTGCACCTTTTACGGTTGCGTCCCAAGCTTTGGAACAGACATCGCCAATCCATTTAACTGCTTTCTTGGTGTATTTTACAATGTCATCCCAGTTTTTATAAATTAGATATACTAATCCTACAATTGCTAGTATGGCAATCGTCCAGGGATTCATCAGTAAGGTCATCATGGATCTGCCCAACAGCGCTAGAGCTTTCCCGATTCCACCAAACATACCAATAAGTTTAGGGCCGACTTTAAGAATACCTGTAAATAATAATGGTACTTTAGTAAGTATTGGTACTAGGAATCTTAATGAACCAACAAATGCACCAACTCCACTTGTCATAAAGCCCATCATGGCCACTAATGGACCTAAGACAGCGACCATACCTAGAATTGCTACAACACCAATTTGAATTGGCTTAGGCATAGAACTAAATGCTTTTGCAGCAACTTCTACCGCTTTAATAATTGGAGGGAGTGCCACTTCTGCAATATCTAAAATAGCTTGTCCTAATGGTTCTAAAGATGCCATTGTAGTACGCATTAACTTTTGCCAACGAACACCAAAAGCTTCTTGCTGCGTCTTCTGCATTTTTCCCATTGTGCCCTCGACATCGCCTAACGCACCATTTGCATTATTAAGACCTAATACAGCCTGAGCACCCATGTCTTCCCATTTTGTCATTTTGTTATCGTAAAGGCTTTTTATCCCTTACTTCTTACACTTCATATTAGTGTAAGCTCGGCATACGTTTTCACTATTAAAGTGTCGCGGTCTCGTGGAGGGATTATATCTTTTCACCCTCTATGCTCTGCCCCTGACTACACTTTGTATAGCCTTCGGTTCAAATTAGGATTCGCACCCTCTTTGCTTCATACCGCGATTTTAATTCGGCACAACTTATCATCTACCGAATACAGCAACACCAAGTTGGTTTGCTTTTACTTTATCGTCCATCTTACCTAGATCACCTAAGACGGCATTAAACACATCTGCAGAAGTTCCTTTACCTTTGTTGAAGTTATCCCAGACCTTTTGTGTTTGGGGTGACATTTCAGCAAAGGCATCAGATACACCTTTAGAACCATCCTGTACCCGAATACCGAACTCTTTTACAAGGTCGTTAATGTAATCGAGATTATAACTGCCATCACGAGTCCCGTTTGCCATAATGGTAAACATCTCGTTAGCAGAGAAGCCAGCTTGTTTGTACAATGGCGCATATTCGGCCACATTATCAAACATTTCATTTGAATAGTTCAAACCTTCTTGTCCACCAGCAGCAAATAAATCAAATGCTTCCTTTGAAGAAATACCAAACTGATTCATTAACTGCCCTGCACCACGGGTTACTTCATTGATATCAGAATCAAATGTTTTCCCCAGTGTCATAGCGCTTTTTGTAGCTTCTTCTAATTCTTCGTGAGGGACTTCTTTCATATTCTGATACACTTTTATAAGAGACTGATCTACTTCTTCAATACTCTGGCCAAATCCATCTTTCCAAGTTTCTTTTGCGACTTTACCAAGGTTTTCTGCACCTTTTTCAGTAAGTCCTAAAGAAGATTGGATATTTCTTTGAGATGTATCGAAGTCAGACGCTACTTTAACAGCAGCAGCACCGATACCAGCTAAAGGCAAGGAAACGCCCGTTGTCATGTTAGTACCAACATCTTTCATTTTGTTACCTACATGACTAATTGACTCCCCTGCCTTTTGGAATTTATCATGCATTCCATTTGCAGTTTTTTGTACACGATCTTCGAATTGTTGTAAATCTTTATAAGCGCCTTCTGCTTTAATACCAATCGTTCCGAACAGTTGGAACATTTCAGCTAACATTTACGCACCCCCTTTCACGGGGAAGATAACCATTTTATTCTGCATCTTCATCGTCTTCTTGGAAGTGGGCCATGATCTGCTCAACATGCGCTTCACATTCTTCTTTCGTCCATACTTCACCCATTTCATAAGACGATTCTTTATCGCCCTGGTTGTCAGTGAGCCCAAAGGCTTGAAGATAATCATTGAAATCAAGCTGACGAGTTTGAAAGCCAATGAACGCCATCTTCTTCCACTCATTTAGTTCTTCTTGCTGCTCTTCTCGTGCAATTAAAGAAAACAGGTCCATTAAACGCGAATACGGTATTGATAAGACATAATCATCTGTCCATCCATACCGTTTTTGGATCTTATCGAAAGCACGTAACATATTTTGTTCGGCTTCCTCTAAATATTCATCTGAATTTTCGTTTAAGCTTGAATCGGAGCTGCTGCTGGAATTACTGCTGATTGGCTCCATTTCTCGCTCTGAACTTTCACGAGTCCCTGCACTTGGTTGAAAAAAGTCATTAGGTCTTCACTTTCTAGTAATCCTTGAATAACAGAAACCATTGCTTCGGGAGGTAGTTGGCAAAATTCTTCTTTCTTAGCTTTTAATAAACTTGCAAAGAACTCTGTGAAATCATCCTCACAAGCTGGGATCATTGTTAGTACACGTAAAGCAAACTCTAAACCTTTTTGTTTTTGTTGTTCTTTAAGTGCAGCTAACTGAACGTTTTTTTCTTCTTCTGGAAGAGACTCTGCAGCTTTTGTTAGTTCATCCATTTCATTTTTAGCTTTACCGAAATCTGCAAAATCAGCTATTGCATGGCGGCCAACTTTAGAAATAATCTTAGCGAACCGCCAAACATCCGTTACATTTAAGCGACGCATCAATATTTTCTCCCCTAAAATCGTGATTTCTGTACCTGTATTCATCATTTTTTCTAAAATTGATTTCATTTCGTGCTCTCCTTTTAGCATTTAGCTCATTTTATGTAATAGAAAACCGACTACCATTTATGCGGTAGCCGGCGCTTTAGTTGCTGCAGTTTTCTTTTTCTTTGGTACATAAATTTCATACGGTGGCGTAGATGGTGCAGATTCACTGTAATGACCGATAAATTTACATTTCAAACCAACCGTTCCTTTACCATCTTTTAGATCTACTTCAATAGATGAGACTACCATTGCATTGCGAATTACGAAAATAACAGGTAATTCACTACCCGAAATCATACCGATTAGTGCGATATCATGGTAATTTGAATCTGGAATATCATTTGAAGGTTTCATAATATCGTAATCCTCTTCTGTAGTGCTATCTACCGTCATCCCAGGTAAAGCCAACTGTAGGTTTTCTTTTGTAAATTCAACTAATGTAACCTCAACGTGCGGTACATCTTTTAAAAGCCATTTACCTCGCACTAAATGACCAAGGACACCATCAATATCTGCATCATAATATTCACGATCAAAACCGACTTTTGTTCCGCCAGTAGTCGCTCCAACCATTTCGCCTAATTCTTTTATGCTTTTAAAGTTTTTGTAAATAACACCGGGACCGATAACAAAATTATCAGTCGTGCCTTCACGGACACCGTTAATCAATTTCCAAGCCATTTGTTCTACCTCCTAATACAAGTCCGTTCGAAATGTTCGAACAAGGAATTTCGCATTTATATGAATGATAGATGGGTCTTCATCTGGTACCGGCAGTTTACCTGCACGATGTATAGAAAGTATCCCATCATCTTTTAAACCAACTTCTCTATCTAGTAACTTCTCAATACGTGTAGCAATTAACTTTGCCTTATCATAATCCCCATTATCACAATACACATCGAAATTTAGAATCATACGATCTATAATTTCAACATCATCCGGATTATCTGCTTCAATTCTCATCACTACATAAGGCATTTCCATATCATCTTGTGCAGTTTGGAATGAAAGAGCAGGCCCTTTGTCCTCGCCTTCACCATACTCTGATAGATTAGCTTTTATTATTTCATCGTTCTCTACAAGCATTCTAATAGCTGCAATAGCGTTAGACATGTATTACCCTCCCATCATTCTTTTAAGTTCTCTACGTTCTTTTTCAAACGCTTTTAATAGGAATGGACGGGCTTCCATATGACTTGTACCAGTTTCAAGCCATATTGCTTTTTTCAAATCGCTCCCTACTGCACCCAATACCTCTGATTGTGACCGTTTAACATTGTATTTAATCGAATTTAACAAGTCACCGGTACGAACAGCAGGAGCTTCACCTGGTTTAGAAGCAGTATATTTACGACTCGTATGAGGTATTTTGTATTGCTTACCGCTACGGCTACCCGTGAGATTCTTCTTCACTTGATTTTGTAAATGAATAGATGCTGCTGTGACTTTTTCAACACACATAGCGTTAATATGTGTCTTTACTTGCTCCATATTACTTGAGTACTCAATTTCTACTGAATTCGCCATATAGAATCATACCTTTTCGCAATAAATTTCAATGTGATGATTCATAAATGCAGGATTACGCGGCTCTCCTTTTACTTCAAATGTATAATCAACACCCACATCTTCATTTTTGAAATGAATTAGATCATTGGGTTTAATTATGTAAGAAGCAGGTGCATATATCTTAAAGGTTGTATCGAAATTTTGTTTGTCACGCTTAAACCTCTCATTATCAGCAGCAGAATTAGTAGTTACACGGCAAATCATCTTCTCGTAAACGTCCACTGGTACTTCCGCATAGTTACCAGCGGACTGTTTCTTTTTCATTTTTCGTTTTACTACTACCTCATGAATATATAAATCATCCATATCGCCATCATCGAAGTACGTATTCATGTAGCCATCACCGGCTTAACTCTTGCTCTAAAGCCTTTTAAACCATTGAGTATCTTATTGTTTGTAGCTGGTTCATCTAGCGTTTCTGGGCTAATCTGGTACGAATAATCCCCTATACTCTCCGATGTCTTCATACCTTTTCGTTGTAAGTTAGTACGAACTACTGCAGAAACAACCAAATCAATAATACATTTCTTCATAAGTACCTGCAGATCATCATAATCTTGTATCTTATATTCGAATTCATATAACTGATTTTCGGATAAACCATAAACAATACGCCCATTTACAGTAATAGAATTGGTCATATCTTGTTTCGAACTAACATGAGTTACTTTTGCTATAGATTCAGCAGGAAAAGAAAGCCAGGCTAATTTACTTGTTTGGATGATTTCTTTCATTGGATTCTCCGGCTTAACTCTTAAATACTTTCTAACAATAACTGCATAGTAATCTATTAGTTCTTGAATTACTGTATCAGGAATCTTCTGCACATTTACGCGGCCTTTAATGTCCTGCAAGGTAATATCCATTATGTTTCTTTCTCCTTCTTATCGACTTCTTTTACAAGTTCAAAATGTCCAGTACTTACAAGGTAATCAGCTTTATCATTTGCAACTGTTTCTTCTTGGCCATTCTTAAACTTTTGTCCATAAGCGGTGTAAGTGCCACCGTATCGCAGCGTAACTATTTTCATAATTAACACCCCTTTCACAAATGTAAACTATTGCATGAAAGTTTACATTCGTATTATTGGTTTTATTGGTTCCATCTCGTTTTCTATTAAAAACAAGAAATTATAAAAAAGTATACATTCAAAACCCTAATAACAAACGGTTTGTTCCCATAAAAAATACGCCTGGATATTAAGCTCCAAACGTATCCGGAATATTTGTTAGGATTGCTACTGCATCCATTTCTTGAATTACAGCATCATCATCAAAGTGAATTACATAGAATCGTTTATCTTCCATTACTGCAGATTTACCTTCTGTTGTTTTACGAATGCGAGTTTCATATGTGTTAACAGCAATAAAGTTACGTGGATCTGCAAGAATAATAATGTCATCTGATAAAGAAGGAACTGTAACAATCCCGTAACCCATTGGTTTATTTACTTGATCGCCAGCTCCTAATAATGCAGCGTCTCCCGCTCCAGTTGGACGGTTTGTTAAATATTCAATCCATTTTTCTCTACGATTTGGTGACATAATCCAACGTAGGTTACTATTTTTATATTTATTTGGCATTACACCAGATAAAGCAAAGATCGAACCTTTACTAAATCCATTAGCTTTTGCTTCTTCCCCTGTACCAGTTACTAGTTTAGCGTGGTCAATAATATGCGATTCTTTTGATTTTAGAATCTTCTTCAACCAGCCATCGTTAATTGATAAAAATGGATCAGATGATTCTACATCACCATTCCAGTGTAAATCCTCTAAATCAATACCTGTTTGAGTTGACATAAGTGTCATTACAGTATCTTCAAAGCCTTCACCTTCAATATTTTCACGCAGCGTTTCTTCTGTAATTTCCCAAGGTAGACGAAGTGCTTTTGTATTGTATGGAATAGTTGATGTATTAACACCTGCACGGTAATCCTCATCTTTATTCTCTGTTTTCTTACGTAGAATGCGGCCGCCAATACCAACTTTATCAAGTACACCTTGTTTTGCTTTACGCATCTCTTTTCGATGTAATTGAGAGAATGGTGTTGCGTCAAATGCCATTCTAAAGAATTCTTTGCTTTGCTCTGGATTTAATAAACCAGAAGAAACTGATCCTGTAGTAATTGTCTTTTCAATTTTAGATAGACGATTTAATAATTGCTGATTGTTGTATGTTGTTCCCATATTAATATTTCCTCCTTATATTACAGGTTAACGCCTGTCCATATAGATTTTTTAATTGGTTGTTGCCCTGGAATGTATTCTTCGTCTGGATCTAAACTTTTACGAATAGAAGCTGCTTTTTCAATATTTTCAAGACGTTCAGCAAATGGTTCTAATGCTTTTTGGATAACTGCTGCAGTTTTTTCTTCCTCTGTTAGCTCTTCTGGTTTTGGTTCGATTTCTTCGCCATTCACTTGCTTTTCAATCTTATCTAACTTAGTAGTTAGTGGCTCTACCGCTTGTTTAACAATCTCTGCAATATCTTCTGCTTTCATTTCGTCTTCCTCCTGTGGTGAAGCAGCTTCTTTTATTTCACTAATTAAAGCTAATGCTTCATCTAATTTTTCATGATTCTTTTGGGACAATACTTTCCCAGCTTTTTTAATACTTTCTAATACAATGTTTTCTGCTTGTACACTATCTTCTGATTTTGCGATGGTATAACCGCCTTTAATAGAAGAGAGTATATCCTTCATATCATCAAGAGCAGTTGCCATACGGTCGATATCGGGATTGCTTTCCCAAATCTCCCAATAGAAAACATCTTCAAACAAATTAAAGACAGCTCGTAAATCACGCTTTTGTTTTTCATCAATAAAGCGATCTTTTACTTCGCCTTTTGTGATTTTGTGAGTTTCACCTTTAACGAAATCTAACATCTTTCGAATAAGACCTTTATCTTCATGAGTAAAATCATCAGTCTTGGCGATTTCTACTCGTTCACCAAATCCACCCATAGAAAAACCGGTAACTTCACCTTTTTTAATTTCTTCCCAGGTGTCTGCATCATCAACACGAACAGTCATAAGCCATGTTCCTGCTTGTACTTCTTGTTCGCCTACTGTCATATCACTTTTAGCAATCCAGTTTTCAACAACTGTCCCTTTACCAGCGATTTCATCATGTTGTTTGTCAATGTGTTGGTAATTTTCCATAAAGGTATATGCAGCCTTTTCAATTTCTTCTGCGGTCATTGTATCCCCGTGTGTATCTTCTACATCTGGTTCATATACCACACCTGTAACAAGCTGCTTATCTTCCTCTGTTTTAAGGATTGGAACCTGCTTTGATATATTTGGTTGTTTGGCAGTTGCGCTCTTCATAATGGCAAATTGACGACCGTTAGCGCCCTTTGTAACCAATGAAACATAACTAATATTGGCGTTTTTTAATTCGTAACCCATCGTTTTACCTCCTTCCCTATAAATATTGGGGTTCCACTGTCAAAACGCATAGCAGCCAATTTAAAGCCATATACGTTTTGACGATGAAACCCCAATTAAATAGGTGTATTTTATTACCCTTCTGAAATCATAGTGCATCGGCAATGCGGATGAGCTGGTGGGCACATCTTTCCATTACTAAATAGATCATCAATATCTACCGTTTCCCCATGTAAACCACCACATTCTTTACAAACACGCTCATCGTTTCCTGTAAGCCATGTTTTCTTGTTTCTATTTGCGCCCTTATAAGCAATTAAATTGCCGTAATTCATTGCATATGTTGTTTCTGTACGTGCAATCATCATTGCTCTGTAGTTGCTTGCTTCTGACATTACATCTGCAATGGAAACACTTAATGCATCAACACCCATTCCTTCACTAAGATTCTTTAGCATTGTTTCTCTTAATCTATCTTTAGTGGTTTCATGGATTCCCTTTGCTAATTCAAAAGCGTAAGTAGCTACCCATTTTGCAGCAACGTCACCAATTGGATCTAATACCATCCAGGTTAAACCGTTAGAAGCTATAGTACTCTGTACAAACTCCGTTACATCATCCTGTAGTGTGTCCGTGACTTCATCGACAAACATTTGTCGTTCCTCATCCCAATCAACACTATCCAGAAATTCATCAACTTCTGCTTCTGCAATTACAAGATCAATCTCTTCATCTGCTTTATTAATACGAATTACGGGAAGCAGGTTTAAGAGCCTTTTTCCCTGCTCTGAAAAAAATCAGCTACCTTCTTTTGCATAGCTTTCTCTATTTCTTCATGCTTTTCCCTAAATGCATTAATAGCAATTAAGTTATCTTGTTCATCATCTGCAGATTTTGCAATTGGTTCAGGCGGAGAAGGTTCGGTTTTACCATCATAGAATTTATCCCCTTCTGGTACAGGTTCATAACCTACCACTTTACGGGACTCATTCAGTTTTAATATTCCACCTTCATAACTATCTTTTGCATACTTCAAATCTGCTTCACGATCATCTGTATCAATTTCATTTAATTTAAAATGCCAATCTAAACCGCCTAGTATATCAGCAAATACACGGAACAATTGATTGTTTAATCGATGTTCTAATATTTCTTGTCCAGGTTCAATAATAGAACGCTTGTACATCTCATTCATTTCTTTAGCAGTTGTTTGCCCTAATGAACCTGTCATAGCCCAACCGATACGATATGGCGGTACACGATGGGCCACACATATCTCCATTGCACTATCCTGCTTATATAAACGGAAACTGCCCTCTTTTACATCAGGGCTTATTTTTTCTAGCCTAGCTTTCGCGCCATGTGGTACAGGTACAACGGCTAATTTATGATGTTCTCCTTTTGTTTCTGTAGAGAAAAATACTTTTAGTTCATTTTCCGTACCGTCATCTATCTCATCAACACCCTCAATGAATAGTATGGAATCAGGAATAGTCTTACCTGTGAAAAAGTTAATATTGTAATCTCTTACTGCTTGAGAGCCAACTATTGAGCCAATAGAACTAACGTAATTAGGTATCCCATAATAAGAAGAACGAGAACCGAATTTACGAATAACAATAACTTCACCGGCTTTTTCTGTACCGTTTTCTGCAATATCTTCTTCATTTAAAGGTCTACCATCAGCAAGACGAAAATCATCAGGATAACCGAACTTTTTAAACCATCGTTCTTTGTTATTTACGCTTTGAGCAAAGCGAACTTTATCTTTATGAGCACGAACTGTATGAGCTGGAATGTGGTATAGTTCTGACGGTTCATTCTTGTTATTACGAACAACTTCAATAATGCCCCATCCAACGGTTTCATAATCATCCCATACCGCCCTTATGATCTCTGAGCTTGTCATTTCCGGATTGCAATTCCGCATAAATTCTTTTAACCTTTTATATTGCTCCTGGCTCGCTGCTTCTTTTACTTCTTCAAAAGGGGCAAAGTCAAAACCAACACCCGCAATATCATCCACTTTCGCGCTAATACAAGCAGAATGAATGGGATTACTTTCCTTTATTTCCAGCAACACTGCCATATCATAAGGAGGTTTAATTAATCCTTTATCACTATATGTTTGTGCAAATGGGTCAACCGCCATTTGTTTACTGTTGTCTTCCCTGTTCTTTGGATCATCTGCTGCTTTATTAATGCCAAATACTTTTACATTCTTAATTGTTTTCTTATCGCTCATATCGTTTGTATGTCCTCCTTTCTTCTATTAATAAATAGCAAAAGAAATAGCCGAACAATAAATGTTCGACTACACTCTTTTAACCTTCCCACCCATAACTACTTTCGGTTTATAGAAGGCTAGAACTATAGCATCTGCTCTATCGGGTGATTGCAATCCGCGTTTCTTCATTTCTTCTTTTCGCTCTAATGCAATCTTACCTCTACTTGTTATTCTGTATTTACGGCTAGAAAATTGAGAAATCATTTTTTCATCATTTGGAATCTCCATTGTAGGTTCTTCACCCTGTATAAATGCTTTCATATTCTCTTCAAGTAAATCTCTTACTACGGCCCAACCTTCTGCACCTGCATTATCATAATGCTCATCATCAAGCGGCTTCCCATTGTTCACAACCGGATATACTTTGAATGGTAATCGTTCAGATTTAATAACTTCTTTCAATCTGTCCGTAACACCACCACCAACACCACTATCATCGACTTTTATATCTACTCTTTTTAACTGCTTGTACTTTGCCATGTATTCCTTAGCTAATTTCAATACATGACCAGCAGTTTCCATAGTATCTTGTTTATAGTGGTTTAATAATTTAAAGACTTTATTTCCTATCCTTGGAGCAATTACAGTTTCATCATCACCAAATCGTGCAACGTCAACACCTAAGTCAAGTGTTTCACCAGTCGGCTCCACTTTACAAGATGCTGCTTGCTCTACAATTTCTAACGGGATAAATGCATCTGCTTCTGCTTTAGGAAATTCACCAAGTACACGTACACGCCAAACATCTGAACCCTCACCATATTTCTTTTTCAATACTTCTATATTGTCTTTACTGGTTCGAGGGCTATCTAAGCTAGAGACTTTATGTATTTTATATAAATCTCTGTCACGATTATGAGAATCATAAAATACACCGCTTGTTCTTGTTGGGTTTCCGCATAAAAACAATTTATTTTCTGCGCCAGATAAAGTACCGAGTATGGCTTCCATAATAGGATCTGCTATACCAGAAGCTTCATCACATACAAATAACATATAATCTTCGTGGAAACCCTGCATATTCTCCGGCTTCGTTGCTGTTCTAGCAGTAGCAAACCAACGTTCTTCACTACCAATCATGTATACTCGTGTTTTAGTCCATTTAAGAAGATTTTTAACTGCACTTCCTTCTAACCATTTGGCTATTTCGGCCCAAAGTACAGTAAATAACTGTTCCTTTGTAGGGGCTGTACATATAACTTTTGGATTCGGCCTACAGCAGAGGAACCAGATAACAACGACTGACTCAAGACCTGTTTTACCAACACCTTGGCCAGAACGCACTGAAACCTTTGGACTTTGTGCCAAATCCATAAGAACTTTTCTCTGCCATTCATCCGGATAAAAACCAAGCATATCCTCGGCAAACGCAACTGGATCATCCCAATAAACATCGATAATCTCCATAAATTCACTAAAAGCCGTATTACTCATTAGCTTCAGCTTCCTTTTGTTTACGTCTGCGCTCTGCTATCTTCATAAGTGACTCTTTCCAGTCTTCTGTATTCTGATTAGTATCACCATCAACTTTAATAGCAGCGATTTCTTTCTTGAGTTTCTCAATGCGTAGTTTTTGTTCTTCTGTATTAGCTAATCTATCGTATTTTTCAATTAGATTTACTAGCGTTGACATTGCTTTCGATTGAGCATTTAAGAAACTAGCTTGCTTATCCCAAGCAAATTGAATCTCCCACTCTTCCTCAAAACCACTTTCGGTAAGTTTATTTTTCCGCAGTTCCTTTGTCATGTCTTCATTGTCTCTAACGAACATAATACGTTGAGCATGAATGATTTGAGTATACTGCAACATAATACTTTCCCATATGATGGCTAAAGGATCATTATTAATTGCTTCTATTAATTCTTCTTTTAAATCAAATATTTCTTGCGGTAAGTACTTTCTATATAAACCATGAGTAGCTGCATTACCATTACGTAGTGGAGCAGCACCACCGGAATTACCGACAGCATTTTTATTACCCTTTTTAGCTCCACCACGATTATTTACAGCATTCTTATTACCTTTGGGTGCTCCTGGTTTCTTTTTGGAGTACTCCGTATCTTCCTTTGGAGTACTCCGTTCATTTTTATGGAGTACTCCATTTAATTTGTCTATCCATCCATCTTTCGATTTCCATCCGCCAACTGTTTTTTCACTTACAGTTTTTTCGGATGTAGACAACAATTCGGCAATTTTACGATTCGTAATATCGCCATTATGTTCTTTAAATATTTCATACGCTTTGTTACGGTCTGGACTTCGTTGTCTGGCCATAATTACATAACACCTGCCCCCTTATCCAATTGTTTGCACTTCCTTCTCTAAACACTCAATGCATATATGAGCATTATCCGTATTTGCTTCACGGAGATATGTTTTATCAAAATGAGTAATAGTTAATGGCATTTTTAATGTCCACATGCACGGCTCATTACAAACAGAGCATGTAGGAACGTTTATAGTTTCTTCTTCCATTTACACCACCTCACGATAATTTCTTTGTATTTTATTGTTAATCTATTAATTTAAATGTAGTATTATAAGTAACTCATAATAAAAGGAGCTGATACATATGTGGAAAAAAATCAATAATTACAAATATCATTTAAAAGATTTAAAATTTATGATTTGGCTATTCCCCATCATTGGGCTAATATATGCTTGTGAATTCTTCTATGGGCTAATGTTCCATCAAGAATTTCATTGGACTAAATTAATATTTATAGCAATTATGCTTATAGGATTTTTAGATATAAAAAAGAAAATTAGAAACAATGATTATAGAACAGATTGAATTAACAAGCGATCTTGAATTCATTTTCGAATCTTACTTATATAAATCATTGTCAGGAGAATCTGCAGGTTTGCAGGTTCTTTTTTTAAAAATAAAAAAGCAGCGGATTCGCTACTTGGGGTCCCACCAACATAACGCGAATTTCGTACGTTAAGAAAAAAACTTTGCTACATACGTAGCAAAGTTTTTTTAAATTGTTTACTTCTCGCTCCACTATCGGCTTTGTTAACTAACACTTTAATTGTTTTAACAGCCTTTTGTTTAATTCCCACAATGCTGTTTTGTTACTATCCCATTTCAAAAGCGTTATTGCTTCCTCAAAGCATAGCCATTTATAATTGAAGTGTTCTTTGGATAATTCAATATTTTTTGTAGGAACTTTAACTCCAAAAGAGAATTCTTTTATTACATAAACATCTTCTCCCCAAAGAAATTCACCAACTACATCTTCTACTGGTAGTGAAGACACGGAATCTAGTTTTATATATGGATATTCTTTTATAATACCAGCCTCTTCAAACGCTTCCCGTTTTGCTGATTCAATAGGAGTCTCACCATCTTCTCCACCACCAGCTATTCCTTGCCAATAACCATAATCACTTCGATTAAAAATGGCATATTGAATGGAATCGTCAGTTTTTATATAAGGAAATACCAATACTTGATACGGTGCTCTCATTGCTTAACCTCCTCCTGAAAAAATATGAACAATTTATTCACTAACTTGCTATTTTAGTAAATAAAGAGCCGACATCGAAATTCTACATTAATAATACAGGTTTATGGTGTCAGCTCTCCAATTTTAAAGAATTTTATTTTTCATAAATAGACTTACTCTTAACAGGGGAAAAAAACGCTTATTTCTTGTCTAATTTACTTATCGTGGTTTTTTTCCGAAATGCTGGCTGTACTCCATGTTGACTAACCAGTACCAAATAGTTCCTAAAACGTTCGTTTAAGGAACTTTATTTATCTCTATCAAAACTGACTGAAATATGTTTAAAATCCAGTTCCAAAACTCATTACCAAAAACAAAGTATCATATCAAACATCAAATATCGTTTATGGAACCTTCTTAACGTACAGAAAAACCAAATTTTTTAAATGGACAATTCCTTAGCGTACGAAATTCGCGTTATGTTGGCGGGACCCTACTTTAAATTTTTCGTATTTTTCTCTTCTTCATTTATGTATCTATATAAAGTTGCCCTTGAAACGTTGAACATCTTACAGATATCAACTTTAGGCAACCCTTGTTCAACCATTTTTAGCATCCCCTCTATCTGTTCCGGAGTATGAGCACGTTTGCGCCCACCTTGTTTCCCTCGTTCTTTTGCAGCAGCTACACCACTAACAACGCGTTCATTAATAACCTCGCGTTCCATTTCAGCCATTGCACCAAATATATGAAATAAAAACCTTCCCATTGTTGTAGATGTATCAATACCATCTTTAATAGAAACAAAGTGAATTTCCTTATCATTAAATTCTTGCAATAAATTAACTAACTGATGCATGGTTCTTCCTAAACGATCTAACTTGTAAACAACCAATGTATCACCTTTGCGAAGTTTGCCAAGTAATAATTGAAGCTCTTTTCTGTCCTTTTTTGCTCCACTTTCTTTTTCTGTAACTATTTCTTCACAACCATAACGGTTTAATTCATCCAATTGCATATCTAAATTTTGTTTTTTAGTAGAAACCCTAGCATATCCGAATATCATGCACCATCATCCCTTGTTATTTGATATAAAAAAAGTGTATCAAATTCCTGTATCAAAATCAATTATTAATTGAGACATAGTTTTGAGACATTTGTTATACCATTTTTATAGGTTTTAAGGCCCATATATTCAGTGTCTCATAATGTTTTGTTTTTGAGACACTACTTTTCAGACAAACGCAGTTGCAATCCACTCATAATCCCTTTAATTAATTCGGATTCCTTTTCGTTGGATTGAGTTAATAATTTATTGATAACCTTCTGATCTGAACAGGATAGTAAAAAAGCAGATATATAAGCTAGTGCATTTACGTATTCTGTAGCATCTTTACTTTCATTATTTACACATGAGCAATATATTGTACATTTGGCAACACTATCACTCCTTACAATATTTGGGTTGTGTTGAGTTTGTTTCGTTTAATTGAGAGCATTCAAACCATCTTCTAAATCTCTCATTATCTAAAATCCACGTATTACCGACCTTTTTGGATTCAATAGCGCCTGCTGCACATAGATTCTTTATATGACCAGGAGAAAGGCCGCTAATAAGATGAGCATCATTAACACCAATAACATTATCTAGCACTGCATATGGTTTCAAATTTACATCTTCCCATTTAACACCATACATCCCTACACCTAATTCATTCATTTTTATTTCATCTGTCATTCTCTCTAAATGATCCAATACAATAACATTAATTAATTCCCATGTAACTGCATCAGATAAAACTCGCGTCTTTAACTCTGCTGTTAAATCATTTAATAATTCTAATTCCATATGTATCACCTCATAATAAATGCAACACGTTTGCTCTTATCTTTCCTTAACAACAAACAAGACACCACCCAGATCACGGCAGCGCCTGCTCTAATTGCTATACACATGTTTGTTCTAAAAATAAAACATCCCTAATGGACACATCATAAGATTAGTAACCGTATTTTCTGTTCGTTAATTATTATGTTTATAGGCCTAGATTGTGCACATCTATATTCAGTGAGCGCATACCCTATTACATGAATACTACTTTAGGAGTGATTATATTATGAATCCTTTACCGATGAGGATTGTTGTAGCTCCAGCTTCCGCTTGGCAACATTTACCTCAATATCCTTCATATGGTCAATATGGTATGCAACCTGGGCACATTCCCTTTACTCCTACAATTCCGCCTTCTCCCGTAATATACCAATATCACTATAATTTCCCATCATTGTATTTCCAAGAGTTTCACGGTACATTTAACATCTAATATCTGTACTGATGTCAATTCATGTTATACCTAAAACAGTATTTAAATACGTTTAATGTGTAATTTCTATATAACAAAGAAAAAAGCAACCGTTATGGATGCTCTGATATCAATTATTTATTTGTATTTTAATTACGGTAAATGAAGTTTTACCCTTCTTCCAATCACCTAATATTGCTGCACCAATCTTTTTATGCATTATTAAGTAACTGAAAGAAGAGCAAAAGCTCTCCTTAATAACGGTATCATTCAATCGTTACCATCTGCTGGTTTCGGATTTTATGCGCCATCATTACGAACCGTTTAGAATTTTAAAAACAACATAATGAGTTGTGTTTCCCGCCACTTCCCACAATACAAATATAACACGTTAATTCCAAAATAACCGACACATTTCCTGCCAAAAATCGGTCACGATTCTGCCAACGTTTTCATAGCTCAAATTTTTCCACTCCATCTGTTAATTCCACTGGTACTCCGAATATACTTTTTTTCATTTCTGTCATTTTCTTTTTAATAATCCAATGTGGATAATTCAATTCTTCTAGAATATTTCTAAAATAAGTTGGATTTAGCTTTAACACATCAGGATTTTTTCCAGTATTCCTTTTGTATCTAATTATTGCTTCTAATAGTTCTTCATTTAACATGAATCACAATTACCTCCCCCTTGCATTTTATATTTATGTATATACACCATTTGATACCTTGATACTGCCACTTACCCATATCTTATATTTTGTGTAACTAAGCCAAACGATACAGCCCTTGATATTGATAGCTTCATAGCACTTTTTCTTTTGAGTTACACAACATAATAAAAATGAGTAACCGTATAGAATAGGGTAGCACCACATGGTCATCAAGTTAAAGTTTTAATGTACCAGAAATTAGGAAGATTTTATTCTGTTAGCTTGATAGTGATAGGATACAGCCAACATTTCGGAAGCTTTGTATGTTAGACGAATTTCAACCTAAAAAAGTCCAATTCTTGTACGTGAAGTGCAGTGATATTTCATTCATATAATCCGTATTATCTGAAGTTAATAAAGTCTGTTACACTCTCTTCTTTAGGAACGTTTCCATAATATCCTTCTTGAACCATTCATAATCAAACTGAAAAGCTACATTATGTGTTTTATAGCCTGGATTAGTAGCAAAACGAAAGTCTGCAATACTTTGACCGAATCCTTCCCCTTGATCAGGAATCACTTTAATGGGTACCCTTGAAAGACTAACAGCCTCTTGATTCAGCAAATACCACACCGTTACAAAATCATGCATAGGACTTCCACTTATACCAGGAGTAGACTTGGAGTAGAAATTATAATAATAATCTAACATAGGTTTGATGATGAGTCCTGCAAGATCCTGTGTATTCCGATGAAATGCATCGATTTTCTGGACCATCGCAGGTGTAACAATCGCATGTTGAGTCACATTTAAAGGAATAATCGTCAAGTTCTTTGCATGCTGCAAAATTAAGTTTGCTGCATAAGGGTCTGCGTAAAAATTAGCTTCAGCCACAGCAGTTACGTTACCTGGATAGAAAAAAGCTCCCCCCATGCAAATGCATTCTCTTACATTTCGCATTGTTTCTAAATTTAATACAAAAGTCGTAGCTAGCGAAGAAAGTCTTCCTAAATTGATAATTGTAAGATCTTCTAAATTTGATTCTATAATTTGATAAATATCATTTAAAGGATAAACTGGATATGAAATTTCAGGTGGAATAATAGGTCCTAATCCAACTTTTCCATGTACCTCAGGGAAATACTGAATCAATATACCTGTCAACGGTACAGAAGCACCAAGGAATACAGGTATTTCTTCTCTTCCCGCAATGTACTTTAAATAGTTAATATTTCTTATTACATCTTCTCTTGATACATTTCCATAATCGGCCACAATTCCTACAAGTTGAATGTCTTTACGAAAAAAGGTGTACAGTATAGCAAACGCATCATCAATCCCTAAATCTGTAAACAGGAGAACCTTTTTTTGCATATCTCTTCCTCCAAAATTTATAGAATTCTACTTTCACCAATGATGTAGTGATTAGACTACGCTTGTATATATATTTTTTATGTATTCTTAAAGAGTGAATTCTATTCACTTGAAATAGCTTTGCTCATCTAAATTTGATTTTATGTTCAAGCGTAAGTTTCTGTTCTTAAGTCGATAAGCATGTGTTGCTATCCTCGAACAAAAAAAGCAATGATTAGATTTTAAACCTAGTCATTGCTTTATCCATTGCATCTTGGTTTACGCCTATATATCGTAACGTTACTCGTTCACTTGAATGATTAAATATCTCCATCAGCAAGGCTATATTTTTTGTCTGCATGTACATATGATATCCGAATGTCTTACGTAGTGTATGCGTTCCAATCTCTTCTAATCCAAACTTTGCTGCTGTGGTACTAAGTATTTTATATGCCATGCTTCTTCCGATTGGTCGATTCTTTCCTTGTCTGCTCTTAATTAAATACTCATAGTCTTCCATATCTTCAATGTACCACTTTAACTCTCTTCTTAATGCTGCAGTAATCTGAATACGTTTCTGCTTACCTGTCTTCATTTCACGCATTGATATATGGCTGCCATTTAAATCTCCAACCTTCAGTTTTAAAATATCACTAATACGTAGACCTGTATTAATTCCCATTACAAACAAAATATAATTGCGTTCATTCTTTTCTTTTAGATATTCTTTAATTTGTTGTATTTGCTCTGGATCACGTATCGGTTGAACAAAATTCATTATTTATTACCTACCGTTTCTTCTGTCTCGTAAACTTCTAATCCAAGTGCAAAAGCAAGTTTATAAAACGCTTTGGACTTCCAACGTCGATAAGTACGCTCTGACATCCCTATTTCGTTATAAACCATGTAATCACATACGTCCTCTTCTTCTAAATAACGTTTATAAATAATATCTCTCTGAATGCTTCCTGCACGTCCATTTCCTAATCGATTTAGAAATTGATCAATACGTAATGACATTCTTTCAAGCCATTCTTCTCGTTTGCTTTGTTGAATATTTGCTATAGCAACATCTTCTAACGGTTTACCAACTGCATGTGTAGGGCCGTGCTCACGCATTTCATAAGAAGGAGTGACCTTCATTTCTTTACGCATCATCCCAAATTGTCTATGTATACGTACGCTTTCCAACACACCTTCTAATTCCTCTTGTGTCGCTGTTCTATCGATTTTTGGTAAGAAAGATAATTGTTTAGTCATGTAAGACCACTCCTTTTTATTTTTAAATTACTTTTGTCTTAATGCTCCGCGTCTTCGTTCATAACAAGGTCTATGCATCCCCATTAAATCCTCAATTTCACGAGTGTTAAAATTCTCTTTTGCTTTTTCCTTTTTTGTTTGTTTAGTTTGTTTTTCCCATTCACGTAATTGATCTCTTAGTGCTTTCATTTTTTCCATCCTCTTTACAAAATAAGAAAGAGGACACCATTTCTTAAAACAGCTTGATTGCTGCTTCAATGAATTGGTGTCCTCTAGTTTTCTAGCCGGACTGTATTCTATTCCTCTACTCAAACCATGTACGATAACCTAATTACTTACCCTTAAATTAATTATATATTATGCTTTAACATCCTCTATTGCTTCATTCTCTTCCTCTTGTATTACTTTCAGTGCACTTAACATTAATTTGTAAAATGTATAATTATTTGTATAGTCTATTTCTTTATAACTTTTCTTCATTTGAGTTACTACAGAAGTATCTTTATGATACTTTTCTATATACAAAATGCTTTTTGACACCCAAACTCCAAAATTAACTGAATCAAAGTATAATCTACCTTTGGATTGCTTTACTTCAGACTCTAATGCTTCCCCTAATTTTATTAAATGATATAACATATACTGTTTCCCTCCTTCTAGTTCATGTATCAATTCGACAGTAAATTTGCGCATCCTACCAATTCTGATAAAATATTTTTCGCTATGAAATTGCAAAAAAACATTTAAATACCACACCAAAGGATTATTTTATTCAAAAACACATTCCAAATGTGCATTGTATTCTTTTGTTAATTCCCATTCAGACTCATGCACCATGTTATTGCATACAATAACTCCACATTCAACATCTAACTTGTCTGTTAAATAACCATAATGTTCTCCATCGAAGAAGATAGCTATGATTCTGTCGTTACATGAAAACTCTTCTTGAAATTCTCTTTTTGCTACTTGTTTAAGTTTTAATGTATAAAATAACTCATGATATTTCATTTCCCTCTACCTCCCTGAATATAATCCAATATTCCGTTAATACTATATGTTGAGGAATTTTTATACACCTATTTTTATTCCTCCCTTTCGAAGCAGTTAGCCTTTGCTAACTGCTCTTTTATTTTAAATTCCATTGTCACTCCTATTACGACATTTTCATATGTTATTGTGTCATCACCTTTTTTCAGACTTGAGTTCGTTCATTTTATCTGTGAGAAACCTCAATCAAGTTCCATGCATTATACACTCCAAGAAAGAGCACTGTTTGAAGGTGCTCTTTTTTTACTTTTCACCCATTTGCATAAATCTTTATATTAAACACACACTACATTTAGGCGATAAGCCAGAACTCATTTACTTGCCAAAGATTTCTCCTCTTCTCTGTATCAAGCAGTTAGCTTTTGCTAGCTGTTCTTTTATTTTCATTAACACTTTTCTTTATTTCACATATATTATCCTGAACCTTACTTTTCGAACTATTTGTTTGTTCATGACTCACACACATTGACAACGAATAATAGTTCAATATTTCAGACAAGAGTACCTTGAAACAGGTGCTCTTTTTATTCATCTGAATAATCCTTATAATTATGTACATACTACCTATTGGCTGCTTTCTTAACAGTGTTTGCAGCCCGGAACCTTTTGATAATGGAGCAGTTAGCTTTTGCTAGCTGCTCCATTATCGTTTCGGATGACCACACGCTTCTGTATAATCCCAATATCCTTTACATTCAGTTGAATTAGGTATCATTTTGAGATCTGCTAAGCCTTCTGATACGCATTCTTTTGAATTAGAACGATTAGGAAAATACATATTCCAATAACACTCTGTGCAGCTACAAGTTAATTCTTGATCCCCTTGCATTTGAGCCACTGTTGTTAATAACGCTTCGAATTCATCCATATCCATTCCTCCTTGAATAAATCCCAAAATCTTGTCCAT